TCATGGCACGTTATAACCTGCATGATTATCTGGATGATCAGCGTCACTGGCTTGCTGTTTGGCAGGATCACCTTGAGAAGCTGGTTGGTCAGCCTCTGGTTTGATCCCCACGTTATCTTCCCAGGCCAGCAAGTCTGAAAGTCTCCACCTTTTAGGGCTGCCATTTATTTTAGGCTGCGGGAATGGCTGAGCAAAGTAAGAGGGCATCCGGGATGGGGTGCTCCAGAAATAGAGTGTGCTGCGCGATATTTTGTATCTGGACAGAACGTCATCGGTTATCAAAATTTCATCTGATTTATGAGATGTATTAGTCATAAAAACCCCTTAGTTACATTGTCCAGGCAGATGGTGTAGCCGGCGCGCGCAGCTCATGGCTGTGGCCACATAGCTACTTTTTCTGTTAACAACTTCTACAGTGATCTTTGAGCCTTGAACCACCACCGTATAAGTTCTCTTCGTTTTCTGTCGCCCGTAAGCTCCATAAAGCTCAACGTGTTTTGCCAGCGCGGCATCGCACGCCTGGCGGCCCAGAGGGGAGTGTCTGCTTCGGTTAATCAATCGCATATACATTCCTTTATCGGGAGAGTTTCCTCTCCCGATCTGGTTAGCCCACGTATTCCGGTTTCATGTCGTCCAGGGTGATGCGGAACTGGTCATACAGTTCATCACCGAGGTGGCGTTTCGCGCCGTTGAGAATGCCTTCAGCTTTAGCGAACAGTTCGACGGCTTCCGGTTCTCCGGGATTAGGTAGAGAGTTGATCGCGGCCTCAACTTTGTTTCTGGCGTCAACCATGAAATAACGCTGCACGGCTTTACCTTTCAGCTCGGTGAAGAGAACAGTGCCCAGCACAGCTTTCTCTTTATCCAGATCCGCCCTGATGGCTTTTGCTGCATCGACCGATTCGGCGCGCTCAATGCGGTCACGGAAATCATCTGCCAGGGAATCAATATTGAGAGCTGAATCCTGCGCGCTGGTGGTGATGTCTGTTCCGCTGGTGATCTCTGCCACAGACATTCTTTGCGCCGGCGTCGGGTTTATTTCTCGCTCGGTCCTTTGTTCAACCTCATCCGGGCTGTAAACACCCAGGATGACTTCCGGGCAATACAGCCGCGCCCAGTATTTGACGCCCAGATAAGCGATTTGCTGTTTCGGGTTAGAAACCCACAAAGGAGAATTACGTGTGACGACTCCAGAGAGATAAAGTGGCTCCCCCCAGGTGATTTCCGATTCACCGCGCAGAATCGCGCCGACTTGGACGAATAACCCGATTTCGTCCTCATCTGTCCAGCCTCGTACACGCTCGGTGACATTGTATTTCCCGTTTTTGCCGTGCTTTTCCCGGGTGACTTCTTGAGTCCTGGTGCAGCGCTCCCAGTCGCCGCCGTAACGATAGTGAAAGCGGCCATGAATGGCGCTTGAGCTGGCGATTACCGCATTGACTAACTGAGCTTCATACCCAAGCACACCGTTTACCAGATGCGTTTTTTGCGCTACTGCGTAGGGATTCATGCCCCATTGCATCGCCTGCATAACGATCGCCATGCAATCGGCTGGTTTACCCGCGAGGTGTGCAGGTACCGTCACCTGAGAATCTGCCATCAGGTTTGCAAATGCCGTTAGCTGGCCGAGCGCCTGCACGTTGAAGATGGCGTTACTGGCAGAAATGGTATTTGGAGCCTGTTGCTCAGTGGTAACAATATTGGTGTTTTCCATCGTCATATCCCCTTATGCCTGTACGCGCAGCGCTTCGAGGCGGCGCACATCAAAATCGTTGAGTTCTTCGGCGTAATCCTCAGTGATTGGCGCCGGCCATTCGCCAGTGTCGAAACCGTTCGCGATGGCACGCATTGCTTTGCGATATTCCAGCATGCCGAGTTCCAGCAGTTCTTCGGATGCCTCGATGATGGCGATCCAGTGGTAGTTCTCGTCTTTGTTGACGAATATCCAGAAGAACTGGTCAAGGGCTGCGGTTTCGCAGTACATAGCCGCGCTCAGGTGGTAATCGCGCTCGATGATTTCCCGGTGCAGTTTCGCGCGTAGGCCTTCCTGCTTGATGTTCCACATGCTGATGGTTTTAAGGTCCGCACCGATGCGCAGGCCGCCCATGTCTATCTCAAGGTCAGGACGCACGCGAACTTCCAGACCGGTTTCCTCATCAATGCCGAAATAGCTCACCTCGACGGCACGGCTCGGGTGCGTCAACAACTTGCCGGCGGTAGGGTGATTCAACAGTGCTTTCTGAATGGCCAGTGCTGTAGCCAGCTGCTGGCGGGTAACCAGCACTTTTCCTTCCGGGTTCTCGCGCCATGCATCCAGCAGCTCATCGGCAAACACGGCATCCGGTTTAACCGATTTCACGGCCTGAATCAGATCCGCCTTAGTACCTGATACTTTCAGCGGCTGTGGCTTCTGTGCTTCCTGAGCAACCATGTCAGGATTAATAAGCGCCAGCTGTTCCAGTAAGGCATCGCGGCTGCCGCTGGTTTTCACCTGGGCGGGCAGAGTAGCGTTATAATCCTTGATGCATGCCTTCATTGCGGTAGCGGTTTGCTTTTGACCGTCTTCAATGCGCTGGAACTCAGCAGGCAAAGACATATAACCCTGGCCGGTTTCTTCAACTGATGTACCCAAGGGAACCTGGGCGGGCAGGGTCGCGTTGTATTCCTCCAGGAATCTCTTGATGTCATCTGCGCTGAGCAAAACCGGAAGCCCGTTGTTGTATTCGTCGATAAACGCGCGGATCGTCGCAGTTGTGGTGAAGGCGCCTTCCGGGATTTCCGGCTCGATGCTGAATTCTATTTCCAGCTGATCAGGCTGCAGCGCCAGCGCATGCACCAGATTGCCCATATCCAGAACAGGGGAGCGTACCTTCTGGATGGTTTTGGATACGTGCCGCGCCTCGAAATACATCAGGGATACCCGGGCATCTTTAACCATCGTGGAGCTGATGCCATTAGCGGCGTGGTAGATCTCATTTGGCACGTCTTCATATCGGCCCGGCTCGAAATACTCCGGCCATGCTGGCGCTATTTGTTCAGCCTCTTCCTCATCATCACTGTGAGCACTCTCGGAAACCTGGCTATTCAGCACTGCGGCTGTGAGATCCGGGCAGCGTTCAGCCAGTATTTCGCTCATGTTCACGGCAGTTGTTTGCGCAGGAGGTTCATCAGCGCCTTCGCCTGTTGATACCGAACTATCAATTTCGTTTTTGACTGACTGATCCGCTTCCATCTGCACATTGCTGGTGGTTCCTTCTTCGGTGGCATTAGTAGCCGGTGAAGTCATAAGGCCTTCAATTGAAAACATTCCGCCGCCGAGACTGGCAATTTCCGGGGCTCGGGGTTTGGTCAGGTCTTCGGTTATCCACTTCGGATCCGTGGGGTCACTGATGCCTTCGACATATTCGCCACGTTCGGCGGCCAGAACCTGATTAGCGTCAGGGCGTTTCTTTTGAGCTTCTTTCACCAGTTCTGTGCCAATTACCTGAAAGTCAGTTGGGAGAGTTTCCAGGTCAGGCACACCTTCATCTCCATCGATAGCCTTTTTCACAGCGTCCAGAGTGACGGCGGCAGATGAAACATGACCAGCTTTTTCAAGCGTCTCAGTAGAAGGGGCGTCATGCTTATGCTCGGTCAGGTTCGCATTGATATAGGTCTGCAGACTTACCGGGAAATGATGAATGTCGCTGGTGGCGCCACGAATAAGGGCAAAAATCGCGGCGCGGGAATAATCCAGGATGCCTGCAACCTTGCGCAGCGCTGCCGACCATTCCTTGAACGGACTTTCTTTCTTCTGAACGATCTCTTTGGCCCGGCGGTGAAGTGATGCCGGGAAATTGTAGATATCGAAATCCATCGGCATTGTGGCCAGGGCTATTTCAACATCGAGCGTATCGAGGGTATGGGTGTAGTCAGGATTGCGATCGGTTTTATTACCGCCGCCAGCATTCGTACCTGCATCAGTTTTCATAACCGAAGAAATGCAGTTACCGGCAGCCCATTCCCTGGTGAGAATGCCGCGGTCGATCGCGTTAGTAGCGAACCACAGCTTTGCAAACTGGATACGTTTGCCGAGCTCATGCCGTTTCCCTTCCGGGAAGACTTTTTTATTGGCGCTGGTGAATTTCCAGAGCGCCGGCATATCGTATTTTTTGATTTCAGGGATATTCTCGGCGGCCAGAATCAGATCCTGGACGGCTGCGTTATCAGTGTCCATTTCAAGAACTGACAGCTCCTGCCGGTGAGGCATGCTGATATGATAAACGTGACTCTCTTCGGCCAAATACTGTGCCAGCAGCTGAGCGCGAAAGGGGAGTTCTGCCACGTTAAATAGCGCGCTCGAATCGTCCTGGTATTCATCGCTACCGAAAGTTTCCACGATCTCGCTTTCTCCCACGTCGCCAGTAGTATTGGCTTCAACAAACTCGCCACTAACGGGCTCAGCGGATACTCCGGCATCATCGATGTGATGATCCGCAGGCGCCTGACCTGACTTCAGAGCCCAGGTGCGGCCATCGTCGCCGAGCTGGTAGCGTTCGCACCATGAGTAATCGAGAACACCTTCCGCCGGCAGGTCATTGAATACCGGGTAATCGGTACGAATTGGTTTTTGATAGTCTTTGCCGCGGCCTGTTTCGATCCCAGCGTCTTCCAGATCGACGTCGAGCTGCAGTAGGGCGCGAGCTTCTGATTTATTAGTGCGCCAGATTACGGCATCAGCTTTACCCGATTTTTGAGTCGCTTTTATCAGATAAAAATATTCCATGTGATAGCCTCTATTTTGGATGTAGAATCCCCCGGGCCATTGGTAGCGCCCATTCAGGGTGGTCATTGGTTATTGGTAATTTCCGGTGGAACTTTGGTCGGTGTCACCGGACGTACAGCCCGCTTCGGCGGGTTTACGTTAGCCCTCGTGAGCCATCTGGTCGTGAGAGGCGCAACGTTCAGAGCAATATTCTTTTTCTTTCCGTGCTAGCTGGTTCCCCTGGAGGTACAACAGGGTGCTTACTACTGGATTTCCCTCGATTGCTTTACGGCAGTAACCGCATTTCTTCTGCATTCCTCCCCCTACATTTGCACCGTGAACCCGGCTGGATGCTCGTCCAGTACACCTTTCAGCGGATAACATTCAGCTTTCACGTGTTGCTCTTCTGCAGCTGCCTTGCAGTCATTCTCAGTGTCGTAAACGCCGAGCAGGACATCCTGATTACCGCCCGTCAGCATGCTGACGGTAAGAACCAGGGCGAACATCGTGCTCATGAAGGGTCTCCTTTTTGCGCGAGCATGTAGCACACCCGGCGGATGAAAGCTGACAGCGGACTTAAACGAACAGCCTGCTGACGAGCGGGTTTGCGTGCGAAATCAATCATAGAAATAACTCCCTCAGTGCGCTGGCGAGCGCTATCCAGATGAAGAGCCCAATAACTGCTGAAATGACCATTGCTCTGATGCCTTGCTCACTCATTTCAACCCCAGCCATTACGTGGCCAGCGGAACGTTTAAACCTACTGCGCGTTAATAACTCCACCTCATCCGGTGTTTCGTATGCCGCCGGCAGCTACTTCGTGGGCTCCATGCCTTGGTGGTTTGGAATTAGTCTTGGAGATATCATGTTAAGTCTGGGGCTTAATTTTTGTCAAGTCTGAAGCGAATATGGTATGTAAGTTTTAGACTTAATCTTGATGATCGTGGGGATTGGAGGACATGAAATCCTGACGCTATGATCACATTTAGGGAGTTCGGGAAAGGGTTAGATGAGGAAGATGCATAAGACGGGTACAAAAAACCCGGCACGATGGCCGGGTACGGATTCTAAAGTTAACTAGTGAAGTTCTGAGGAAGCATCCGGACTCAAATCAATCAAAACTTGTATTGGAGCGGGATCTATATCTGCCAGACATTTGACTACTATTCCCATTTTTTTACATAAGTTGTAAACGCCTTTGTCATGAGTCCATACCTCATCAACATTGAGGGCTTTAGCAATAGAAATAATTTGTCTGTCAAATTTAACCATGTTCGCTGTATCAGATTTCATCATAAGTTTTAGTTCTTTTAGCGAAGGCATCTGGGCGCATTCAATTGCAGCGATTTCATCGAAGCTGACTATTTCAAAACAAGACTGTTGTTGAATCATATTAAGATGGGTTTGGTGATCTTTTTTATCTATACCCACGAGGTATTCGGCTAACACAGGAGTGGGGATGATAATAGTTCCACCACTATTTTCTATCATATCGATCAAAGCTTCGACTCTTCTAAGGGGATCGAGTATCTCCAACCCATTCTCAGGATTGGTTAACTGGCAACCATCCTTCATGCCAGTGATGGCCTGTACTAGAATGTTAGTATCGAATATTATTCGCAATTTAGCGCCCTTAAAGCTTTTAAGATGGCTTGAGTGTCATCTTCTTCTTTCCAATGATTACCTGGAGCATTCTGTAATGCTTTAAACGCAGTCTTCAAATTGGATTTTTCTAAAACTTCGTAGGATTGAATTATTAGTTTTTTAAGTCTCCACTTACCGTCTTTTTTTACCCACTCGCTTTCTCCTGAAACTCGTATTTGTTTAAAAAGAAGAGCTCCAAGTTTCGCAGCCATGATTGGTGTCGCCTCGCAATGGTATGTTTCCCCACTAGCACCCTCAAGCTTAACTGGTGCAGACTCATCCTTGCCACCAACATTATAAAGTTTCCCTTGCACTTGGCCTTTCTTTCTTACAATGACAGATGGTTCTTCATTGATGGAAGGAAAATCAATTATGGTAACCTTGTCTTTGTTAATAAGTCTCGCTTCAAACCCATCCTGCGCTAATAAAGTAACTAATTTTAGATAAGAACTTCCTGATGTGGCTGCTTGTGACATTGAACGCTGTATGACGGCATCGTATGACGCTTGACTATCAACCCAGGTGTTCAGACATGCCGACCCCTCGCTCACATCCTTAAAGTGAACGGCATCCACTGAGCCATACAGGTCAGATAGAGCTGATAGATACTTACCTAGACGAGACATAGTAAGCTCGTCGGGGCTAGTTCCATCAAGTTTTAAGGTCAGGCGATTATCTTTGCCCATGGATTTATCGTAACCTCAACATCTGTTAAAAAATTGCCCTTACGCAATTTCATTGTTGTGCATGACTCACAAGGCGTCAACGAGTTTGAGCGTTGAAAGATGGCATTTCTAAAACCACTTTTCACTCAAGAAACATACCATACCGTTTAGCTAGCTAGGTCTCCCGTATGCCAGAGGCATAGCTCACTGATAGCTCAGCATTAAGCACCAGGATTGGCGTAACCACCCAGAATAAACCAAGCCAGAAATGCTACAGCAACGATAAAAACTATTACCGGAAAAGCTATACCAATTCTCATAAGGTAGCCCTCAAATGTCACTCGCCATCACCCTTGATCCTCCGCCCCATGTACTTGGCGTATAACTCGTCGAGTTCCTTGAGGCGCAGTGACACGATCCGCAATATATTCTGCTGTTCTTCTTCCGGCAGTTGGCGGTATAGCTCCAGTAGGCGCTGTTCGTCTGGTTTAAGCCCGCCTTTTTCATCAACGTCCTCACCGAGCAACCAAGGTACCGAAACGCCAACTGCGTCAGCTACAGCCAGCGCTGACTTTTTGCTGATTACGCCTTTTTTAAACCAGCCGTTTACTGATTGCGGAGTTACCCCAGCAACCCTAGCCATATCTGATTTAGTCATGCCGCGCTTGTTCAACTCTGTAAGACGTTCAACAAGTATCGGATTAAGTACGGTTTTCTCTTTCATGTTTTGAAGAATAAGCCTTTTGCTTAAACTTGGAAATTCGCCTGGAGCTTGACTTTTGATTAAGCCTTGGGCTTAATTTGATTTCATTTACAACGGAGATAACTATGAACGGGTTAACAAAAGCCATAAAGTCCGCAGGCACAGCTACCAAGCTTGCAAACATGTTGGGCATCAAACCGATGTCAGTTAGCCGCTGGAAAAACCGCTACCAGGGAGTCGTACCAGCAGATCGCGTTCTGCCTATTTTCACAGCCACAGGTGTAACTCCCCACGAACTACGGCCAGATCTTTATCCAAATCCAACAGACGGCCTGCCGAAACAGGAAGGCTGACCATGCAAATACTCTCCTTTCAACAAAATACCGGATTCAAGACCGGCACTTTGATAAAGCGAAATCAGCCGATAGTGGCAGAGCACGACAACATTCGCTCCGCCGTTCGCGCCTGGGCAGCGGCTGAAAGTCAGGATGTTGTGTCGGCGCACATCATCGGTGAATGGCGACAGCAGGGCGGCGGGGATATCAACTTTCCTGATGACATCAGCCGTGCCCGACAGAAGCTTTTTCGCTACCTGGACAACCCGGCCGAGTCTGAGCGCTATCGCGAGTACGTTCGCCTTCTTACACCGGCGATCATGGCCGTTCTTCCTCTGGAATACCGACACCGCCTATTGCCCGAAGAGAGTTTTATGTCCCGACTGGCTCGTCTGGAGAAAGAAACCAGCGAAGCGAAGGTTGCCGTTGCTATGGGGGCACCACGCCATCAGAAGCTGAAAGAACTGAGCGAGGGAATAGTCGAGATGTTCCGGATAGATCCGGAGTTAACAGCGCCACTGATGGCCATTGTCACTTCAATGCTGGGGGTGACGTGATGCTGGAGTTCAGAAAGGTGAAAGCCGCGGTGCTGCAACACCTACGGCTTTCGTTGCGAATTAACTGGATCAATTCACTGGGGAAATTATGAACACGAACCAACTGAATATCAATAACGAGGGCGCCCATGGCTAAAAATTCTATCGACGCTTATGGCGCCAGCGGCAAAAGCAATGTTCTGTTTTTCGAACCGGAAAGTTTGCATCTGGTTACCGATACAACACACCCGCTGTACGACGAACGAGTACACCTACCGCTTAATGAAGCGGTGATCCTCAACATCATGGAGCTTGGGGTACTCGAACCGATTATCGTGTGGAAGGACCCAGAGACAGGGAAAACCTGCGTGGTTGCAGGTCGGCAGCGCGTAAAGAACGCTATGGAAGCAAACGCCAGGAGAAAGCGGGCAGGGCTGGAACCCTGGCCGGTACCCGGTATAGCTAAGCGCGGCTCGGCAATTCAAATGGCCAAATACATGGTCAGCGAAAACGAGATCACGCAACCAGATACCCCACTGGGCCGGGCAAAAAAAATGGTTCAGCAGATGGAATACGGTCATGACGAAAATGACATTGCCCTGCTTTTTGGCTGCAGCGTAAAAACGGTCCAGGCAACCGTGGCTCTACTGGATGCTACGCAGGCCGTCCAGGCGGCGGTTGAGGCTGGAAAAGTCACTGTTACTCAAGCTCGTCAGCTGGTCGATATGCCACCGGAAAAGCAACGGGAAACGGTCAAACAGTTAGAGGCAGCTGCAGAGGGTGTAACTGGCCACGAGAAAGCTCGCCGCCAGCGCGCTGTCCTCGGAGACACAAAGCCGCGTCTTAAATCCCGTAAGGAAATCACCCAGCAACTTCAAACCGCCAGCGGCGAATACGCAGCGGCTTTGCGGTGGGTGCTTGGTGATGAAAACACACCAGTTTAAGCAACAACGGGGTCTCTATGCGTGATTACGGCAAGGTGCATACATCATTTTGGATAAGCGATGGAATGCGCCGGGTATCGGATGATGCCAGGTTGCTGGCGCTGTACCTGCTCACCGGGCAACACACAAACATGATCGGATGCTTCAGGTTGCCTGATGGATACGTTTCGGAAGACCTTGCCTGGACTCCTGAAAGGGTTTCGAAAGGGTTTGATGAGCTATCGGCTAACGGTTTCGCAACGCGTGATTCGTCATCGAAATGGGTGCTAATTCGTAACTTTCTGACCTGGAATTCAGTTGAAAACCCAAACCAGGGAATTGCAGCACTTCGTTTGTTTGATCAGGTCCCGGACAAATCTACGGTGAAGCCAGAGCTGGCGCGGGTTTTAGCCTCGGCAATATCCCACATTGGTATCGCAAAACTAAAGGGTTCCGAAAGGGTTCTCGAACCGTTCCTTAACCAGGAACAGGATCAGGAGCAGGAACAGGATCAGGAAGAAGATAGTTCGGGGCATGGCTTCGCCACACCCCCAGACGTTCAGAACCAGGACGAAGGCGATAAACCTGATCCCCAAAAAATTTACCCGAATGATTTCGAGCAGGTCTGGTCGGTTTATCCCAAGCGGGCAGGGGGAAACAGCAAGTCAGATGCTTTCAAAGCCTGGAATGCCCGAATCAGGGATGGAACCACTACGGCGGAAATCTTCGCAGGAGTGGTGCGTTACGCGGCTTTCGTTAAAGCCGAGGGAATCCTCAACACGCAGTACGTGAAACAAGCGAAAACGTTTTTTGGCCCTGGTATGCATTTCAGCGAACCGTGGGCGATTCAGCAGGCGCCAGGCGCACGAGATCCCAATCAGATTTCGGAACCTGACAAAACCATCCCATCAGGATTCAGGGGGTAGCGATGAAAAACATGATTGGTACCGGGAATGCACTGGAGCGACTGAAAAAACTCATTCCCCCTGGCGTTCAGCCAAAATTCGGCAGCGTTGATGAATGGCGTGCCTGGCAAGCCGAAGAAGGCCGTAAGCGCTGTGAGGAACTGGAAAAACAAAACCAGCGCGCACGTGCAGAGAAAATCTTTGGACGTGCAGGAATTCAGGATCTGCACCGCGGCTGCACATTCGCTAACTATCAGGTTGAGTCGGATGGCCAGCGTCGGGCGCTCTCGATGGCGAAAAGTTACGCGCAGCATTTCGGTTCTGGGTTTGCGAGTTTCGTATTCAGCGGAGCGCCGGGCACCGGGAAAAACCATCTGGCGGCGGCAATCGGAAATCACCTGCTGGCTGGTGGCCGCTCTGTGCTGGTGGTGACTATTCCTGACCTGATGCTACGTGTTCGCGAGTGCTATGACGGCGGGCAGTCAGAGGCGTCATTGCTGGACGATTTGTGCCATGTGGACCTGCTTATTCTGGATGAGGTGGGTATTCAGCGCGGAAGCAGCGGTGAAAAAGTCATCCTGAATCAGGTTATCGATCGCCGGCTGTCCTCCATGCGACCTGTCGGCATCCTAACCAACCTGAACTATGAATCGCTGAAGGAAACACTGGGTATGCGGATTCTTGACCGTCTCCAGATGGATGGCGGTATGTGGGTGAATTTTGAATGGGACAGCTATCGCAAAAACGTGCGCCATTTGCGCGTCGTTAAGTGAGGTATGTATGGCTAGAGCATTGTCAGCAGTTGAGCGCAGAGAGTACGTCCGCGCAGTGATTCGGATCACCAGACATCAGGGGCGCCTCACGACCGCCGAGGCAATGAAGAAACTGGGCCTGAGCCGCGCTACTGTCCAACGGTATTTTTCCGAAGCAGAAGCGACTGGCGAGGTTGTCCGGCATGGTCGTCTGGGGCTTTTCCGCGATCAGCGGGCCGTCATCGATTTTGACATGAAGCGGCTTGGGATGGTGCCAAAGGCAGCGTCGGGGATGAATTACAGCCTGCTTGGTTGTCCTGTATTCCAGCGTTTCCTCGATATTCAGGAAATGATTTTTACCTGTACGCCGGCATCGTCATCACGGGAGGCCTTATGACAATTGTGAAAACCCATACCGACACCGTGATCACCAAAGACGGTCCGCAGGTAAAAAAAACTGCACCAGACAGAGCGGGTGTGGGTCGTCGGCAAAAACGAGTTTTACCACAAAGAAACCGGGCGCCGTCACTTTGCAGAAAATACGCGCCGCCGCTGCTCGGCACCATCAAGCCTGTCGAGGTGAAGCATGTTTGAACGGAATAACACGCGATTGCCCAGAAACCGGACTTTACTCCGTGTGCGTTCCTAAGATATGCAACTGCTGAAAGGTCCTTCAGTGTATGCGATGAAGACGCATGTGAAGAAGGATAACTGGCTGATGTATCTCCGCTTGGAAGAGTAATAGTTAAACGAAAATGCCAAAAGGAGACATAGTGAGACCCTAGCCTGAACAGAGTTTGATATTATCTAATAGCGCTTGTATAGACTGTAAGGATAATCATGGTTGGTGAAAGTAACATAGGTATAACAAAACACTAAAAAAGGAAGGACTGTGATTTTTATTTATTTGTAAGTTATTGCTTGTTTTTTCATTTTGTGGTATTAAAAGAGCCCAAAGGAGTAAATTTATATGATTATTGATAACGTTATAAAAATAAAACAAACTCATCGCGAATTTATATTAACATCCATGTCCGCTAAAGTTCTCGGAGAGATTACCTATACTGCTGTTCGCGGCATGGATGATGAAGTCGGCGCAGTGCAACGGATTTTAATTGAACGTCGCATTAAAGGTATTAAAGATTTTGTGCTTTCAGGAGGGGATTTTCCGGCAGCAATAGTTCTTAACTGGACAAAAAAAGATAATATAAAAATACACGACAAATCAATAGAGTTTGATGTTGATAGTCGTTTGGCCCAAATTATTGATGGGCAGCATCGTATCGCTGGTATCAAGGCTGCGATTAAAGAGAAAGCGGAGGTGGAAGATTTACAAATACCAGTTGTTATTTATATAAATCTATCAACCCGTGAATGCGCCGATATATTTCTAGCGATCAATACTGAACAAAAACCTGCGCCTCGTAGTTTGGTTTATGATCTATATGGCATTGGTTCTGATGCAACCATTGATCCCGCTTCCTCCAGAGCGAGAGATATATCTGATTATTTAAATAAGGATGAAACATCACCTTATTTTTGCAAGATTAAATTCCCTGGGGAAAAACGCCGTAAAGGTGGGATCGCTCTTTCGACAGCTGTCAGCGCTATAAAACCACTCGTCGAAGAAAAAGCTATATTTGATCAAATAGGGATTACTGAATTAGCACTTCAGTATAAGTGTTTCCATAACTATTTTTCTGCAATTTCAGCCGAGTACTCTGAAGATTGGGAATCAAATTTTAACGTGTTTCAGTATGCTGCAGGGTTTAGTGCGGCCTGCGAATTTTTTGTAACTAAGATTATTCCTTATTGTACTCAAAAAAAATCGTTTGAGTTAGATACTATTTCAGAGTCTTTAAATATCAGGAAAAATGGATTAATAAAACAGGATGAAGTTAGCAAAAAATCAGGCAAAGAAGCTATACGAGTGATTATTGAGCGTTTAGATAGATCATTTGAACCGAAGATTGAGCAAAAGGAACTTAGATTCTAATGCATTATGCTCAACAATATATAAAAGATAATTTATTGCCGGGACAGGTGAGTCCTAACGTTGCTATTACACATGTTTTAAATGGTAATACATCTTTGGAATTGGACCGTTGTCTAAAAAATGACGGCATTAATTATTTATATTCTGCTCTTATTTCTTACGCTGAAGCTGTTAAAGGAATACAAACGGGATTTTATAGTTGGGCTACTGTTAAGCTCTATTATAGTGCTTTTTACTCTTTGCGATCTGTACTGTCCAGTGATGGAATATGCATTTTTTATCTTGGTACTAAGGGGTATACTTTATTTGTCAGACAAGGTGAGTCTCCTGAGAAAGCTGACGGGACAACACACAAGCTTGTTATGAAATTATTCAAAAAAAAATATCCTTTAAGTCCTTTTGTAAATCAACAGATAGATATGGTTGAAGCTTTCGATTGGTTGATGGAGCAGCGTGAAACTGCAAATTATAAAAATGGCAGGTTCTCTGAGCCTGATGTGCCTGTAATTTACGAAAGATGTAATATTGGATTGCAAAGACTCCTAACAGCATACATTCAAGATGATGATTATAACTATTGTTTCGACCATGAGCATGCAATTCTTTCATTACCTTTGGAAATAATTAAAGAGGCAAGTTCAAGTGTTATTCAAAAAACAACATTTAGATTTAATAATAATGATATTGCTTACTTGAAAAAATTGTTGCGCGTGGGAGGGCAGCCAGTCACATCTTTTCAGGAATTAATTGAAAGAATGCGATGATATTGTTTCTCTATAAATTCTTTAAAGCTTGGTTTGCAAGTTAGTGTTGAATACGTATTTAGACGAAGTTAACGAAATGATGCTATATTGTGTGGAATACAAACTCTTTAAAATATATATAATAGTATGTTCTTTTTCGTCAAGCCTTAAGTGTATTTAAGCACAAATTGTTGAATATATTTAGTGGTGTGTATTTTTTGATAGCGATCATGAAAGTTATTGTGTTGTAGTTCTTGATGTCTCTCGATCCTATTACTGATTCTTGGCCGTTATAACTCCTCTGGCTTTTATCTAGCTAGCTCTAACTCAGTAAGTATTGTGCGGGTCGGTCGTCATTCTCATACCACTGATAATAACTAATAGAACAGTCAGGTCTCACCTGGTTTGCATATGGATTTCGTGTATGATTAAGTACTGGTCTCGCTTACTCCGATGATTTCTTGTGATTCACTTTCCCCTTGTCTCCGATAAACGGTTGCTTTCGTCCTGGTGCACACTATCAGGAGATAGCCAGGCATAACACCAGAAGTTCCACCTAATTATCCAAACCTGCACTGGTGTTTATTAGCATTTGTTCCTTGCCATTAACCATTACTCATCTTTTGTCAGAAGGGCGACGCAATATGTAATATGGATATTTCCAAATAATTTGGATTTTAATGCTGCAAAATCTTCGGTTATTTTAACTAAATATCATATTTTGCTATTTCATCACTGCATTGATCAAATAGGGACTTGTACAACACACAAAATATGCCTTTGGCCAACGTGCAAAGCTTTTAACTCCGCCAACCGGTAAAAGTAAACAAAAGCGCCAAAATTTCGGTTTTGATTATCTCCTTTGAAAATAGGGGCTTGTAGGACGATCTTCATCTGCCATCATATCTTCCGCTACCGTGAAATTTTCACATGTAAGTGATTTAACATTAATTTATACTGTATAAAAACACAGTATATGATTTTGCTTCCGGGAGGTAGGGATGCGCAGTGAGAGTGATGAGTACTACGATCTGGTTAAACGTTCTACAGGTGAAGTTGTTGGCAGCATCAGGGCAGCAGGCCGGGTTCTGGTATACACGGCAAATGGTATAACTTCTATGCGACCACTGCTTGAGGACGAGGGAGTATTTAATCTCAACGCAATGACCAGTTTTCTGCATCGCCTCGGCTACCGGGTTATCCCGCCTTCTGATAATATGAAATCAACGGCCTGAACAACCGTTGACCTACTGCGCCACGGAGAGAAACCATGGCGCAATTGCACTTAATAAAGCAGTCACAAGGTTTACTGATCCCTGCCACGCAGGAGACCAGCGATTTCTTGCAATCAAAATGCAAGCTCGGCGCCGTTCTGGAGGCCGACTTTAAGCTTGTCCGCAATCCGGCGTTTCACCGCCGTTACTTTGCTTTACTCAATCTCGGCTTTGAATATTGGGAACCTACCGGCGGGGCGATTTCGTCTAACGAGCGCAGGCTTATCACAGGTTACGCCAAATACCTTGCTGCATATGGCGGGAGTGAAGCGGCGTTACTTGATGCCGCCGGGCAATATCTCGACCGAATAGCCGAGAAGCGATCCGGCTATATCAGTATTTGCAAATCTTTCGATGCTTACCGGGCGTGGGTCATCGTAGAAGCAGGCCACTATGACGCCATACAGCTGCCGGACGGCACGCTGAAAAAACACCCTCGCAGCATTTCTTTCGCCAGCATGGACGAATGCGAGTTCCAGGAACTGTACAAATCATCGCTCGATGTCCTCTGGCGGTGGATCCTCTCTCGTTCATTCAACAGCCGGCAGGAAGCTGAGAACGCCGCCAACCAGCTTTTAAGCTTCGCGGGGTGATGCCGATGAAACGCTCATGGTTTCACCATCAGGAATGCACAACACAGCAGGCCGACGAATTGGTAGCGAGATATCGTCAGCGGGGCGTAAAGGTCGAACGCAGTTTAAACCCGGACTTTGTGACATGGACCGTCAGCGTGCAGCTGGTGGAGGACAAAAATCCGCCTCGGCCAGACTCTCGCTGGCGCAACAGGATGTGGGGGTGAGTATGGCGAACCTTCGCAAAGCGGCCCGAGGTCGCGAATGTACAGTGCGGATCCCTGGTTACTGCAACGGCAACCCGGAAACCAGCGTGTTGGCGCATTACCGCCTGGCGGGTACCTGCGGTACTGGATGCAAGCCGGACGATACCCAGGGAGCGATTGCCTGCAGTGCTTGCCACGATCTCATTGATGGCAGAAAGAGAACCACCGATTACACCCGCGACGAACTGCGCCTGATGCATGCCGAAGGCGTGCTCAGAACATTGGCTATATGGAAAAAAGAGGGGTTACTGAAAGCATGAAACTCGAAGCATCCTTAAAACATTTCAGCCCTCAGGGTATGCACATCAGCGACGATGTGAAAAGCACATCACCTGACCGTCTCAACGGTACGGATGTTATGGCTGGTATTGGGGTGACAAGCAGCAGGGCAAGATTCGGACTGGCAGCGTTCTTTGGAAAGACTGGCATCAGCAAGACAGATGAGCAGTTGGCCGTCCAGGCGCTAGCGCGGTATGCGATTGAAACCACACCGAAGAACGTACGCAAAACAGCGGGTAAAGAGCTGGGGCGCTGCTGCCTGATTTTAGCGCAGTTTGCTTTTGCGGAGTATTCCCGGTCCGCGCAAACAACGGGAGCCTGCAGGGTATGCAATGGCACCGGACAGATTAAAACCACTACCACAGAACGCAAAGTTTCTAATCCGTGGGGCAAAGCACCATATTGGGCAAACAAGTCCCGTGCTGTTCGTCCGTCCGACTGGGATAAGTGGACTGAAGTAACAGCCAGCATAAGCGCTAAATGTGAGGCCTGTGACGGTAAGGGGAAAGTAAACGCTCGCTGCCGCTGTGGTGGTTCTGGCCGGGTTCTGGACCGCAAAGCGACAAAAGAGCAGGGAGCACCGGTATATAAAATCTGTGAGCGCTGTTCGGGGAATGGCTTTTCAACGATGCCGTCTACTGCTGCTTACAAAGCGATTCTGACGCTTATCCCAGACCTGCACATCAGAACATGGACACGCAACTGGAAACCTTTCTGCGATGCGCTGGTGGACCTATGCTGGAGGGAAGAGAAGAGGGCAGATAAAGAGTTTCAACGAGCAACAGCTGATTGAGTAAATGGTCGCATTATTTTGCATTTTAAGCGCACGATGCTTGATTTTGTCCGAAGTTGTCGTGTATATTTTAAATCGTGGAATAAAGCCCCTGAGCGAAAACATTCATATAAACCCTGCTACTGCAGGGTTTTGTGTTTTTGAAAACAAATGCCTGAAATCGGCTATAAAGTGTGATCTGAATCAAAATGCCATGCGCCAAACTTAAGGAATATTAAGGAACTGTAAATATTCTTTATAAGTGATGGTCTTATGGCGTTAAAAGATATTTTTGTGCGAACCGAACCTCGCAGACGGCATTATGGTGTTGCATTGTTTATCGGGCTTATTTCTGGGGTGGTTTCAGCATTTGTTAAATGGGGTGCTGAAGTACCACTACCACCGCGTAGCCCTGTCGACATGTTTACCAGTGCCTGTGGACCAGAGTCATTAATTCGAGCTGCCGGGCAGATTGATTGCTCCAGAAACTTCCTTAACCCTCCTTATATTTTTCTGCGTGATTGGTTAGGGCTGGCCGATCCAAATGCGGCTGTCTATACCTTCGCCGGACATGTGTTTAACTGGGTAGGCGTAACACATATCATATTCTCCATCGTGTTCGCGGTTGGGTATTGTGTAGTTGCCGAGGTGTTTCCAAAAATAAAGCTGTGGCAGGGTTTGCTTGCTGGTGCACTCGCACAACTGTTTGTCCATATGATTTCGTTTCCGCTTATGGGCCTAACCCCACCGTTGTTCGAACTACCATGGTATGAAAACGTTTCTGAAATATTTGGACACCTGGTGTGGTTCTGGTCCATTGAGATAATTCGCCGGGATCTGAGAAACAGAATTACGCACGAACCGGATGCTGAAGTTTCTCTGAATTCAGCATTCAGATAATCTAAGATGCGAAGTCATAAACCCGCATAAAATGCGGGTTTTTTATGCCTGTGATTAGTCGCTCTTCGATAGCAATGTATGCAGAGTGTATTGACGCTAGCTACGTTTGCAACATAACGTATTGATGTGGTGAATCCCCCTGTGCGGAGGGGCGACCAGTCAGTTACAGAAACCTGTAAATGCAGCGCGGGCCATGCCGACTGGGGCATGCTCACCGGGAGGCACCCGGCACCACACTGCCACTAAACATATTTAAGATTCATGTTGGGTTTACTGTTTACAGTTACCCTTCTATGTTTAAAGAACGTAACGGTAAAAACAAATGCATCCTGGTAAATCGGTAGCTCGGACAATCAGGCGCGCTCTTACCGTTGCTCCTTGAAATGCCAACTTCAGCCCGCCTCTCTCAGCGGGCTTCTTTTTTTCCTCGTAACAGCTAAAAGAAAAAATCAAAAAAAGCTATACCTTCATCTGGCTGGCGAAGGGGTAAACACTAAGATGTGAATCCTCAGCGCGAGCCATGATGACTGACCGAAGAATTACCTGTCGTTATCTGGCACCCCACATGCAGCATAACCCCTTATGGCCTTCCATTACGGTAGGCCTGCTGTCTTCTGGGGCCCTGCACGTCAAAAGTTCAGTCTGTAGGCCTATACCAGTCTTGGCGGAATTTAGCTAACGGACTCACTTTTCTAATCAAGACGGGCACAGCAGTGGATGCTTTACCGATACTATGATTAAGTAAAGCCTAAGCTAGAGGGAGTTTGTCTTGAGTGAAAATCTTACTGCAGTGGGGACACATCAGCGCAGAACCTTTTTGGACTCTGGTGTAACTATGTTCTGATTGGTTGATGCAGTTAGGGCAGGTACATTTGATGAGGTAGTTGCGATTGTTTTTTGAGTTTTTGCGTTGTTGCATATGACATTTCCTGATGAATGGTCCGCAACCATACACTATCCACTGATACATAGCTCGTATTGAATTTCCCAACCACCTCGCACAGGTGGTTTTTTTCTTTCAGGTACCCGGAATCACCATTGATGAGTATTCCTCCCGCCGGTCCTGATCCTTATCAAACTCACAGCACCCCGTTAACCCGGAGGTGAACCTATGGCAAAGCATATGCAAGACAAAGAGAGCATGGCCGGAATCACCTGGCTGGCTCTGCTGATCATTGCTGGTTGGGGCGGCCTTGTCCGATTCCTGATGGATGTAAAGCAGGGCAAAGCAAAATGGAGCTGGATAAATGCTTTTGCGCAGATTGTGGTTTCGGCTTTTACCGGGGTTATTGGTGGGCTCATCAGCATTGAAGGTGGCCTGAGTATTTACATGATATTGGCCACTGCCGGTATCAGTGGTGCTATGGGTTCCGTAGCGCTCACGTATTTCTGGGAACGAATCACCGGAGTGAAAGCACAATGACAGCAGACAAGACTATCGAGGGGATCCTCGGCAAAGAGGGTGGTTACGTCGATCATCCGTCGGATAAAGGCGGGCCGACCCGCTGGGGCATCACGCAGACCACAGCTCGAGCACATGGTTACACCGGTGATATGAGAAACCTGCCCAGGGAAACAGCAAAGCAAATTCTGCTCAGCGATTACTGGACCGGCCCCCGATTCGATCAGGTGGCAAGTTTATCTACGCTACTGGCAGATGAGCTTTGCGACACTGGCGTGAACATGGGGCCATCGGTTGCAAGTAAGTTTTTCCAGCGCTGGCTCACTGCCCTTAACATGCGTGGGAAGTTGTATCCCGATCTGATCCCGGATGGCGCAATTGGCCCCCGAACCATCACTGCGCTTAAGGGATATCTTTCAGCCCGCGGGAAAGAGGGGGAACAGGTTCTGTTACGTGCGCTGAACTGCAGCCAGGGCGCCAGATACCTCGAACTGGCGGAGGGCCGCGAAGCCAACGAGGATTTCCTCTACGGCTGGGTTAAGGAGCGCGTGCTATGAAGATGATCATCTTCGCTTTGCTCGTGGTGGTGGCTGTGCTCGTTATGTTACTGCTGCGCAAATATACCCGGCTGGAGTTCGTTGCCCATGCCAGCCTGCTGCTGAAAACGTGGTCTGTAAAGCTGGGGGCTATCGGTGCGCTGGTTGGCATGTGGGCGCAGTCGTTCCCGGATGCTGCGCTGCACGCCTGGGCGATGCTGCCGCCGGATATCAAAAACATTCTGCCTCCAAACATTGTTGCGTTGATTAGCCCTGCGCTGGTGGTGCTGGCGGTGCTTTCGCAATACGTACGCCAGCCAGCATTGAAAGCTAAGGCCGAAGAACTGAAGGAGCCGCAGCAGTGAGCTTCGAAATTATTGCTGGGCTGGTGGTCGTCATCCTGGGCGCTATAGCTGGCGCGTTCGGTATTGGTCATGCTCGCGGTACCAGTAAGGCAGAAGCCAAAGCCGATCTGCAGCGTACCGAAGAGAATGCCGCCGCCACCGTCGCCGCGGCAGAATGTAAGGCGGAAGTTGTGAAAGGGGCCATTGATGTACAGCAGACTGTTAGCCATATGCCTGATAACAATGTTGATCGGGAGCTGCGCGAGCACTTCACCCGCCCCGGTAGTCGTTGATACGGCGTGCAACTGGGTGAGGGTCATCTACTTGACCGACCACGATATCGACGTGCTGGATATGCAGACCAAGCGCGACATTCTGGCGCACAACAAAGCAGTGCAAGCCAACTGCCGTAGCATTACCTCTGCTCATTGAGTTAAATAAATGGCTTCATCCTTGAGGTCCACGGGTAAGTAAACGCAAGGTCTTTTATGTAATTTATCAGAGATAACACGGTTGGGCGCACTATTTATGGGGTTAGGAGCTCACCTGTGGAAATGGTGATTCCGGTAAATCCTCTCCTGTGTTTTGCTCATTGTGCGAGGGGCAGATACTCATAATCGAATGCCAAAAGGCTTTTATAAGAAAACCATTAAGGCTTGATGAACTCACCTTTGAATAGAACTACTTACGATACATTCCTCATATGTTCGAAGGATATAACATCTCTCAGGTATCCTGCTTCTGGATGCCGGGAATGTGTACCGCTGGTGGGCTGGATTCTTGGAGCCTTTGCCCAGCAGCTTCAGGTGATAAAAAACCCCGTGGAGTAAATCCGACAAATTGACGGGGCGCAGCAGGGGCAGCCAATGTCGGAGTTTAGTCAGATTTCGAGGTGTTTTTCTACTGGTTTTGAGAAAAAATGGATGGTCTGACACTATAGGAAGTGGCTCATCCCTGAGCTCACGGGTAGAACAGTGGACTTTGTCATGGCAGAGCAAAGTCATAAGTTAGTTTAGATAACATTTCGGATATAACAAGCGTAGCGAGTGTATGCTTCATGGATTGTACGTCTGTAACTTTCATAATATTTCTACCATTTCAAAATTAAGATATTAGGTAAAACCTTAGGGAATTTAGAGGGTAAGAGAAGCTGTGAACAAAAAAATCTCCTCGCGAAGCAATGTTTTTCACTTTAACGAAATATATTGTTTGCAATGTGGGTTTTTTAGTTCATCATGTATGCTACATTGAGTTCTTATAAAATGAGCTGCTAATTATGACTGAGTGCAAACTTCCACAACTTCCAAAGTATTATCGATATGGTACTGAACAAATTAACAAGTTGCCTGGGAGTGGGGATGTTTTTCCTCCTGCGGGTAGTATAATAAAGTCAGTAAGTTTAAATGAAGGTGTATTTGTTTGTGTTCCGGTGCAGCGTTATATACACGGGTTGAATATTTGGGTTGTAGTTGAATCTTCTTGATAATGATTTTTGTTTGGTAAGAGTGATTTTTCGTTGGTTTGGTGGTTTCTATTTATTATAAATTCGCTGTTGGAATTTAAAATTAGCATCATTGCAATGCTTTCAAACACCGTAGAAGGATTATGATGCTAGTGCAAAATAATATTTATAATAATTCAGAGTCATATGCTATTCTTTTGTTTAGTATGTGGCCTGTCCTTATTGTACTTCTTGTCGTGATATCTTGCGCCTTTTACGGTGTATTGATGCATAAAACTGCAATTTGTTGTTTTCTGTCAGCTATGTTCCTTGGTGTCGCAGGCTGGTTTTATGGATGATCACCATTAGCTCTAATATGAGTCACTTTTTAGTATAAAGTCAGGGTGTCATTACTTTACCTGGCTTGTAGCGTTGGTTCCCTAAAGTTTGACGATAAAAGGCCCTGTTAATACAGGGCCTTTCTGTATGTATTATTTATCAAAGAGGTAAGACATGTCAGAGATCACCGCATCTGAGCAAATCCGCCTGGATATTATCAAGAAAGTGAATTACGACACTGCAGCGGCGAAGTTAGCCATTGACTGGGTAGGCGACAGCTATCTGAAGTCTGAGCTATTCGCTGACTCTTTCGATCGTGTTTTCACGGAAAGTGAGATTGTCTCGAAGACCCGTAAGGCAATCCAGGAAGCGACCGAAGCGCTGGCGCTGTTTGATACTGCCGCTGAGCAGGTCAGCTAAGGCATTACAGCAGGCGTTCATAGAGTGCCTGTGATAATGACCATCAGACAAATCGTCTGAGCTGACAGTTCAATCAATCACCAATTACCAGTTACACGGGGTAACTGACATCATTGTCTGTTTATCCCGGTGAATTTTGAAATACTCACTACTCTCATAACGTCTCTGCCTGCCAACACCAGAACGGCAGAGGTCAGTTAGCCGTATAGATGAACCTCTCCCGGGTGGCTCCTGAGAGATTCTTTATACGCTAGCTGGTAGTAACTAAAGGCCGCATATTTTTGCGGCCTTTTTCATCATTTGTAAAATGAAAGCCCTCAGGCGATTAACGATGCTCAGGACCATGGAAGTGATCTCCACCATGTCCGCCTCCATGGGGACCAGGGGGAAGGATACATCCTGAAAGTGACAGCGCACCACAGATCACAAAAACAGCAAGCATAATTCTTTTCATAATAACTCCTGAACTAAAGAGCCTTAATTCCAAAACATAAAAGTGAATATTTTATGGAGAATCAGTAATTCCTTTTTCTCCCTCACGTTAAATAGGAATAATCCATGGCAAAACCGGACTGGGGCGAGCTTCAGCAACGGTTCCTGTCCGATCATGCCGCAACCGGCGTATCACCGAAGGATTGGTGTGAAGCGCAGGGACTGAATTACGCTACCGCCCGCCGATACATCAAGAAACCCACTGCGCAAAAACCTGCGCAGAAGAAACTGCGCACTGCGCAAAAGGAAAAGTGCGCAGAAGAGTTGGTGGATGATGATGGCCTCACCGATCAACAACGTTCATTTGTCGCGGAATACCTGAAGGACAACAACGCCACACAGGCCGCTATCCGTGCCGGGTACAGCAAGAAGACAGCGAATGAACAGGGAGCAAGGCTGTTAGCAAAAGTTAGTATTGCGCAGGCCATTGCGCAGCAGCAGAAAGCATCCATTGTGCGCACGCTTGGAAGTGCCGATGAAGTGCTTGAGCAGATGTGGCGCCTGGCAACGTTCGACGCCAACCAGCTATCACAGTATCGCCGCGGGAGTTGTCGTTACTGCTGGGGCTTTGGTCATCAGTATCAATGGCGTGATGCCGTGGAGTACGAAGAGAAGCGACTCGAAGCGCTTGAGCGAAAACGTCGCGAGCCCGTAGATGTTGGTGGTTACGGTTACGACCACACCAGCGCACCTAACCCGGAATGCCCCCGCTGCAATGGTGATGGTGTTGGCCAGCCTTTCTTCGCCGATACGCGTAAGCTGGCGCCGGATGCTGCGCTTGCCTATTCCGGTGTGAAGCTAGGGAAGAATGGCGTGGAGATTACCGCTATTAGCCGGGAGCGAATGTACGAGGCGGTGATGAAACGACTCGGCCTGGCTGATAGCGAGTTCGCCCAGCGTCTGCAGCTGATTGAAATTGAGCGCCGGCAGCTGGAGGTTGAAAAATTACGCAAAGAGCTGGCTGCTGACCCGGAGGATGACGAACCAACGCCAGTTGCAATCAATATCAACGTAGTCGATGCACGAGTGAGGGAAGAGGATGGCGATAGCACCGACGCTTAACATCCCTCAGGCCCGATTCCTCGCAATGGAGCACAAATTTAAAGCCTACGTCGCCGGCTTCGGTTCTGGCAAGACGTGGGTCGGCTGCGGTGGTATCTGCAAAGGGATGTGGGAACACCCCAAAATCAACCAGGGTTACTTTGCGCCAACGTATCCTCAGATCCGAGACATCTTTTATCCCACTGTTGAGGAGGTAGCCCACGACTGGGGGCTGAATGTCAAAATCAACGAGGGGAACAAAGAGGTTCACTTCTACGCTGGGCGCCAGTATCGCGGAACGACGATCTGCCGCTCAATGGAAAAACCGCAAACCATCGTTGGTTTTAAAATCGGTAATGCGCTGATTGATGAGCTCGACGTAATGCCCGCCAAAAAGGCGCAGTTAGCCTGGCGAAAAATCATTGCCCGTATGCGTTACAACGTGGACGGTCTTCGTAACGGGATCGACGTCACCACGACGCCGGAAGGGTTTAAATTCGTTTATCAGCAGTTCGCAAAGGCTGTACGCGATAAGCCTTCGCTCTCAACGCTCTACGGCCTGGTGCAGGCCTCGACGTTCGACAACGAAAAGAATCTGCCGCCGGACTATATCCCGTCGCTGATGGAGTCATACCCGCCGGAGCTGATCAAGGCTTATCTGCGTGGCCAGTTCACCAACCTGACCAGCGGGACGATTTACCATCAGTTTGACCGTAAGCTGAATAACTGCCGGGAGGAAGAACAACCCGGTGAGCCGCTGTATATCGGTATGGATTTCAACGTCGGGAAGATGGCCGGGGTTGTTCATGTGTTACGTCTGGGGCTTCCGTTTGCGGTGAATGAAATTGTGAAGGCTTACGACACCCCTGACATGATCCGCATCATCAAAGAACGGTTCTGGCTGTACGACGGCAACGATTATCGCAAGGTGCGGGAAATCTATATTTACCCGGACGCTTCCGGCGATTCCCGCAAATCCAGCAATGCCAGCGCCACGGATATCGCCCAGCTTAAGCAGGCCGGCTTCAATGTGGTTGTTAATGCATCAAACCCGCCAGTGAAAGACCGCATCAACGCGATGAATGCCATGTTCTGCAATGGTAACGGTGAACGTCGCTACAAAGTGAATGTAAAGCGGTGCCCGGTGTACACCGAATCGCTTGAGCAACAGGTTTGGGGCGAAAACGGTGAGCCGGATAAAACGGCGGATAACGATCACCCCAACGATGCCGGTGGGTATTTCATTGTGAAGCAATTCCCGATCATCAAACCGACTGGAAAAGTCACCCAACTTCGGATGTAAAACCATGCCTGATATTTCAACGCCCAACCTCGACTATAACGACATGGTTGAGGCATGGGATATTAATGATGCGCTGATGGGCGGCACGCTGGAAATGCGCCGGCAGGGCAAGAAGTATCTCCCGAAATGGCCGAACGAAGATCCTGAAAGTTATAAGGAGCGTTTGGCTTCGGCAACGTTACTACCTGCCTATGAAGAGGCCATTAAACAAAACATCGGGCGAGTGTTTGCTGAGCCGACGGTATTGAGTGAGGGCTCTCCTGAACAAATACGGGAACTATCGCCAGATATTGATATGGAAGGAAACCGGCTCGATGTCTGGGCACAACAATTTTTCAGCATCGGATTTCAGTATGGTCTGGTACATGCGCTGGTGGATTTCCCGAAAATTGACCCGGAGGCAGTAAAAACTAAAGCCGACGAAAAAGCCGCGGGATCCCGCCCGTATGCCACGATGTTAAATCCTCGCCAGGTCATCGGCTGGAAATCGAAAGTGGTTAAAGGGAAAGTGGTGCTGACCGATCTGCGTATCAGAGAGGTCATCATTATTGATGGCGACGATTACGGGCAAACGAAAGTTGAACAAATACGCCATATCATGCCGGGCAAGGTTGAAATTTATCGCCGAAATAAAGGTGATAACGGCGAAAGCCAGTGGCAGATTCACGACGAGTGGGAAACCAGTCGCGATGACATTCCCCTGGTGACGCTTTACACAAAACGCACAGGCTTTATGCGCGGTTCACCGCCACTGCTTAATCTCGCCTTACTGAATATCAAGCACTGGCAGAGTCAGAGTGAACAGGACAACATACTTCATGTCGCTCGCGTGCCGTTGCTGGTGGCTTACGGTCTGGCTGATGGCGAAACGTTGACGATAGGTTCTTCCTCTGCGACTCGTTTCGATGACCGCCAGCGGCAGGGGCTGGAATATGTCGAGCATACCGGGGCTGCGATTGAAGCTGGTGAAACGTCGTTGGAAAAACTGGAAGATCAGATGCGGCAGGCCGGGGCAAAACTCTTACGTGCCGAGAATACCTCTACCAAATCCGTTGATCAGACCAATGAAGAGCGCATGCAGGAAAACTCCCCTCTGTATACGATGGCGAGCTCTCTTGAGGACGCTCTCGATAACATTCTGCAGATCATGGCGGAATGGCTGGACGAGAAAAAAGGCGGCAATGTCGACGTACGCACCGAGCTGGATGTTTCAGCCCAGACGTTTGATGCCGCAGCTGCAACAGCTGTTCAGTCGCTCCGTCAGGGTGGTGATATACGTCAGGTCGATGCTGTTCGCGTATTGCAGGCTCTGAAATTTATCGATCCGGACGCGAAGCCCGAAGAGGTAATCGACGAGTTGCGGAATCAGCAGGTCACGCTGGCCGGCGGACTGAGTAACCCGGGTGGTGCAAATGGCAACGGCGAATGACAAGCTTCAGGATGAATCGATAGCGCATGCGATATGGATAGCGCGGTACAGCACCAGTGTTTCAAACAGGATGATAAAAATCCTGAATGACAGCGATGCGGAACTGACAGCCAGATTGCTGGTAGCGATGGATAGCCTGGATGCTGACAGCTTTACCGTGTCGCGACTGGAAGCGCTGCTCGTTAGTGTCAGAGCTCTCAATCGCGAGGCTGTGCAGTCAATGTACGCGGGACTATCTGATGAGCTGCTGCAACTCGCTCAGCACGAAGCAGGCTTTCAGCTGAGCCTGTTCCAGTTTGCGATCCCCGATGATGTGCTATCGCTTCACCCGCTGGTGGGCATTTCACCGGATGCCGTTTACGCAACTGCGATGGCACAGCCGTTTCAGGGGCGCCTGCTTTCGGAGTGGGCAGATAACCTTGAAGCTGACAGGATGGCAAGAATTTCCAATACAGTGCGGCAGGGTTTTCTCCTGGGTGATACGCATGAGCAAATCGCCAGAAAGGTCCGGGGTCATGCTAACCGTGGCTATCAGGATGGCGCGCTGCAGATGAGCCGAACCAATGCCGGCAGTATTGCAAAAACGGCTGTGGGGCATCTTGCTTCTACGGCCAGGAAAAGCTTTGCAGATGCGAACGATGACATTTTGAAGGGTAAGCAGTGGTTATCCACTTTGGATAACCGTACATCAAAAGACTGTCGGATTCGCGACCGCCTCAAGTACACACTGGATAACAAGCCGATCGGCCATAAGGTGCCGTATCTGCAGGGACCCGGGAAAATCCATTTCTGCTGTCGCAGCGTCGAAACCTACATCCTGAAATCGTCTGATGAGCTGGGTATTGCTGTTGGGCAAATATCAGATAGCTCACGTGCCAGCATGGACGGGCAGGTGCCTTCGGATACCGATTATCAGGGCTGGTTCTCGCGCCAGTCGTTCACGCGACAGTCCCAGATCGTTGGCGTAACCCGGGCCCGGCTGATTCGTGACGGCGGCATGTCGCCCGATGACTTCTACAACGACAAGGGCGAATGGCTGACTCTGGAGCAACTGCGTAACCTGGATGCTCAGGCGTTCAGTAACGCCAGATTTTAAAGCTTTTTAAGTCTTCAATCAGGCTGCCTCCGGGCGGCCTTTTTTATTGCCGTGATCCGGATGGTGAGCGGTGCAACGGTCGGATGACCACCGAAAAGGTAACCACATGAAACTGAAAACAGTCGAAGTTAACGGCAAAAGCTATGCAGAAGTCGATTCCAGCGGTTTACCCGTCTACGTCCACGATGACGGCCAGGAAGTTGGTTTTGATGCTGTGCAGGCCGTTGGGAAAATCTCCTCTCTGAATGGCGAGGCAAAATCTCATCGTGAAGCCAAAGAAGCCGCTGAAGCCGGTCTGGCTAAGTTTGCCAAAATCGGCGATCCGGCAAAGGCGCTCGAAGCGCTGGAGATGATGACTAAAATCGACCAGAAAAAACTGATCGACGCAGGCGCCGTTGATCAGGTTAAAGCGGATATCACCAAATCATTCCAGGCCCAGCTTGATGAAGCTACTCAGCGTGCGACGACCCTTGAAGGCCAGCTTTATCAGGAAATGATCGGCGGCCGGTTCTCTGGCTCGAAATTCATCGCAGATAAAGTAGCAATTCCGGCAGATCTGCTTCAGGCGCGGTTCGGTCAGTCCTTCAAAGTCGAGGACGGCAAAGTCGTTGGCTATGATGGCTCTGGCAACAAAATTTACTCCCGCTCGAAGCCGGGCGAACTGGCGGCCTTTGATGAGGCGCTGGAGTTCCTGGTGGAGCAGTACCCACAGAAAGACCACATTCTGAAGGCCAGCGGCAACCAGGGAGGTGGCTCACGGCAGTCTCAGCATTCACTCGGACAGAAAACGATGAAACGCGATGCGTTTACCAGTTTGAGCCCGACAGATCAGCAATCAACTCTCAAAGACGGTATCACCATCGTCGATTAATTCTTTGCCAGCCGCCGGATGGCAGCTGGTGCCGGAGCTGGATAGCTCAACCAACCCTATATTTTAATCTCCAAGGAATCCATACACATGGCTAATACGCTTACCGGGTTGATCCCGACTATCTTCACGGCTCTGGATACCGTATCTCGCGAACAGGTCGGTTTTATCCCGGCTGTATCGCGTAATGCGAAAGCTGATGCGGCGGCGAAGGACCAGACTGTTACTGCGCCGGTTGCGCCACCGGCAACCACTGTTGATATTACCCCGGGGGCTACTGCGCCAAATGACGGCGACCAGACGATCGGCACCGTTGATGTCAAAATCACCAAATCCAAAATGGCCCCGGTCAAATGGAACGGTGAGGAACAACTGGCCCTGGGGCCCGCAGGGACATACAACACCATCCTTGCCGATCAGTTTAAGCAGGCTTTTCGCGCGCTGGCTAATGAGATGGATGCAGATCTCGCGGCTCTGTATTTCGCATCCTCTCGTGCTGTTGGTACCGCCGGCACCGCTCCTTTCGGTATTGCAGGTGATTTGTCGGATGCGGCAAATGCGCGCCAGGTTCTCTCTGACAACGGTTCGCCGACAACTGATCTGCAGATGGTTCTCGGTTCTTCGGCTATCGCAAACCTCCGCGGTAAACAGTCTGTTCTGTTCAAAGTAAACGAATCCGGTACTGATGCGCTTCTGCGCGAAGGTATCGTGGGGCGACTGGAAGGTTTCAATATCCACGAATCCGCACATGTTAAGAAACGCGCTGCATCTCCGGCTGCCGGATACCTGGTGAATGGAGCAAAAGCTGAAGGCGATATTCTGATTGCCATTGATACCGGCACAGGTGCTTTTGCAGCAGGTGACATCGTGACGTTTGACGGGGACAGCAATAAATACCTTGTTGCTGCTGCGACGGCCACAGCAATCACCCTGGCTGCTCCTGGCTTACGTCAGGCACTGGCCGACAACACCGCTATTACCGCTGGTGGCGCCTACACCGCAAACATGGCGTTTGATCGCAATGCATTCCTGCTTGCATCCCGAACCCCGGCAATGCCGCAGGGCGGCGATACTGCGGATGATGTGATGAACGTTACTGACCCGGTATCTGGCATCACTTACCAGGTAGCACTGTACCGCCAGTATCGCCAGGTGCGTTACGAAGTCGGTTTGTCCTGGGGCGTAGCGGCAGTTAAGTCGGCGCACTCAGCGTTGTTGCTGGGCTGATAAACAGGGGCTTCGGCCCCTTTTTTTAGTGGAGGGCTAATGGCCGGATTAACAAAAGAGCAGCGCGCCCAACGAGCTGCTGAGCAAACTGCGTCTACGCAGGCGGATAACAACGACCCCGTATCGACCACATCGCAGCTGGTGGCGATGGTTACCGATTTCCCGGCATTCCCGGGCGCGCCCAATACCGCCAACGTTCACCCTGATGAAGTGGAGAACTGGAAGGCGCACGGCTGGAAAGAAATGGAGTGATGCATGATCACTTTCATCACCGTTGAAGACGTCAATTCGATTCTCGGTGCCACCTGGACAGATGAAAGCAAAAAAGCCAAATCTGTGCTGATGGCTAATACCTGGATGAATGGACTTAACCTGAAAATGCCGTGCGATAAGGCAACTCACGAAATCATCATTCCTGACGATGTGAAACAAGCTGGCGCCTATGCGGCGCTGTCGGCGGCAAATGGCGGGATGTATCAGCAGAAAACTGATTCGGGGGTATTGCTGAGTAAGGCGGTTGACGCTGACGACGTTTCTGTTTCAAAGACCTTCGCAGAACTCGGTACCAACAGTTCGGCATTGCTTGATTCGGACCTGCAGCTGGCGCTGGCCATGCTCAAGCCCTATGGCGTTAGTCAGTCACAGGTGCGGCTGGTGAGGGGGTGATATGGGCATTCGTGACGAGTTGCAGACCGATGTCGCCGCAGCATTCGATACCGATCTGCAGGATGCGGTTAACGAATTCGCCGGAAGCTACACCGTTCGAGGCGCTTGGGATCCGGTGACGGAAACCGGCACTGAAACTCAGGTGACTTACTCGGGGCGTGGAGTACTGGCGCGGTATAAACTGCGCCGTATCGATGGCGTTAACATTCTGCATGGTGATGTGAAGCTAACCGCCTTGGTTAACGAGGTGACTGATAAGCCGGCCGTCGGGCATATCATCACTGCACCGGATCCGATTACGGGTGAGCTTCAGCGCTACGAGGTAATCACCGCTTCTGCCGACTCTGCTGGCGCTGCGTACTCCATTCAACTGCGGAGGGCGTGATATGGCTAAGGGCTGGAGCATTGACCCGGCTGCATTCGCCGGGCTGGTGGCCGGAGATGTCAAACTACGCCAGCGGACAATCGCCATTCAACTGCTGAATGAAATTGTTCAACGGTCGCCGGTAGGAAACCCGGAGCTGTGGGCCATCAACGCGACCGCGGTTCAATACAACAAAGCTGTTGGGGAATGGAACGAATCTCTTTATGCCGATCCTGCTAACCTGACCAAAACCGGAAAGCTCAGGAAGAAAGTCCGTGTTAATGACAGCATGGATATCAGGCGGCCGGCTGAGTATCGCGCAGGAACCTTCAGGGCATCGCATTTTGTCAGCATCGGCGAACCCGATCACTCCGTCCCGACCGAACCGGATCCGCGCGGGACAATGACGTTTCTTAATGGCAAAAATATCATTGACCAGGCGCCAGCCTACTCGGTGATTTACATCCAGTCGAACCTGCCTTACTCCGTGCCTCTGGAGAATGGTCACTCAACGCAGGCGCCAACAGGCGTCTATGCCGTCTCGTTTAATGGTGTGATTCAGGCCTACAAATGACCCTTACAGAAATCAGAAACGCTGTCATTTCCCGAATGGCGGCACAGACCGCTATTGCCTCTGATGCAGTGGATTATCCCAATGGTCCGGTATTTGACCCCAGCAACCGCGATATCTGGGCCCGCCTCACCAACATTGCAGGACAGGCTGGCGCAACCGAGATCGGGGACGGGCCGGTCGTCCACAGGACGGGCTTGCTCATCATTCAGCTTTTTGTTCCGGTCGGCTCCGGGACGTTGCTTATCTCCCGAACGGCCGATCAGCTAACGGAGCTATTCGAGTTCAGGGACGATGGAAAGCTGAGTTATTTCGCTGTTTCTGCTGTGCCGGCTGGTGAGACCGATGGCTGGTTACAGCTCAATCTTCAAATTCCTTATCGCGCTCTGTAGCGCACAAAAAACAGGAGGCTCCTGTGAGCTCAGGTGCAAAAGTAGTAGCCGCGTTTATTCGCGAGACAACGCCAGGAATCACGCCAACAGCAGGGGCGTGGAACCTGCTACGGCGTTCTTCATTTGGTCTGAAACCAACGCAGAACACCAACGACAATGACGAAATCGCTGGTGACCGCATGGCGCAGGGTGTTTCACGCGGCACAGTGGATGTCGGCGGCGATGTCGGTACGCGGTTTCGCTGGAATCAGCATGACGATTTTCTTGCCAGCTGTTTCGGTTCCGAATGGGTAAATAACGTGCTGACGATGGGTAACGGTCGTATTACGTTCTCCGTGGCGACCTTTGCCAGTGATGTGGGGATCGCCCAGATTGCCCGCGGTTGCCAGGTTGGCACCTTCCAGATGGAAATCCCAGGGGATGGGGATATCACCGCAACCATTACCTTTGCAGGCCTGGACTGGGAGACGAAAGGGGACGATACCAGCTATTTCACCACGCCGGTGGATTTAGCGGGGGCGCTGCGTTACTCCTTCAAGGAGGTCACCAACATCCGGCTGAATGGTGTTGATGGCGGGACAGGCTTTTGCGTCGACACCTTTAACATCCAGTTCAACAACAATATGCAGACTCAGCGCTGCATCGGTACCGGTTCGGCGTTCGCTGGCGCAAACATTCCGACAACCTTTACCCCGTCAGGTCAAATCACGCTGTCATGGTCAAAGGCTGCCTGGGAGGTTTACAAAAAAACGTTCACCGGCGAAACGGTGCCGTTTAGCTTCACGCTGGAGAATGCTGAAGGCGCCTATACCTTCGATTTCCCGGAAGTGCAGATCTCCGGCGACTGGCCGGATGCGGGGAGCACTGACATTGTTCAGATTCAGCTGGATATCACCGCGGCCAATACTCCGCCAACTATCACCCGCGTCCCCAAAGTGCCGGCGACGGCAATCAGTGTTGCGCCAGCCACTTCAACTGGGGCCGTGGGATCTACTGTGACGTTAACCGCCACGCTTACGCCAGCTGATTCAACTGATACCGTCCAGTGGACGTCATCGGATCCGACTATCGCCAGCGTGGTTTCTACCGGGCAGAAAACAGCGAAAGTCACACGTAACGCAGCCGGTACTGCAACCATCACCGGTAAGGCCCGCACCTTTACCGCAACGTCTGAAATCACCGTTACCGCGCCTTAATTTACCTGGCCCGTTCTGCAGTCATCGCGGCTCGGGCTTTTTTGGGAGTCTTTATGCTGATTATTTCTTCTCAAATTGATTTGAACGGAGAACGCTGGTTTTTCCCTTACAAAAAGCCAGCAGGAAGTAAAAAGAAATTCACGCCGGAAGACGAGGCGCTATTTAAACTCCGTCTGCTGGTGGCCAGTAGCGAGAATCCACAATACCGCTCACGCAATGCGCTGGTGCGGCGCCATATCGACAAAATGGACGCGAGCTACCAGGTCGGTACGGATGCTTTCGATCTCGCCAGTGTGGGCGAGATTGACTCGGTTGATGATCTTCTCATCGACAATTGCGCGCGCTTTCTTCTGAAAGACTGGGAAGGCGTGGGGGAGCTGGTGGATGGTGCGGAGACGGCGGTAGCGTATACGCCGGAGCGTGGTGTTGCGTTACTGAAGCAAAACCCCTCTCTGTACTGGCTTATTCTGGCTGAGGCGGCGAATATTGCTCAGGGTAAGGAGCAGCAGACTCAGGAAACCGTAAAAAAGCCATAGAGGCCCAAAAGTGGCTAAAGGAATTCGCCGGCGAACAGGGTGACAAAGCAAAGTGGCGCAGGGAGAAACTAAATCTCCCGCCCATTCCGGAGCCTGAAATCGATGCAGTCACTGGGGAGATCCTCAACGCTTACGCCATGATATCGCGCGGCAGGAAGTATGCCGGCATGGCCGGAGTGCCGCTCCCTCTATCCCTGAACGATATCGAGCTTTACCTGGCATCGCGCACCATCCTGATCGACCGCATTGAATTTGATGCAGCGATACTGACCCTTGATGATGCCTGGAGGGATGAGTGGGCAGAGGCACAGAAACGTGCAGCAGATAAGATAGGAAGCAACTGACCTACCATTAATGGTGGTCCATGCTCCTGAAAGTCGATGATAGGATGTTTCCGATTGCAATCAAAGGAAACATATAATGAAAAAAGTCATCGCTTTGGCGCTTGGAGCGCTGTTACTTTCTGGTTGTACAGTACGTGTTGCAGATTTGACTGTGGCGAGTACTAAAAATTACAACCTCAATGGGGGTAAGTTCTATAAAGGGAAACGTGTAACAGCAGAAGATAGCTATCCGGTTATCATCTTCCCTCTTGGCATCCCGAACGTTAAAACAGCCGCTGATCGAGCGATTGAAAAAGATCGCTGTGCAGTTGGTCTGTCTGACGTAGTTGTCACTCAACTTAACCACTCCTTCCTGTTCGGTAAGATTGGTCTGCGTGTTGAGGGTAATCTTGTGATTGACCGCAGCATGCCGGGTTGTGAGAACGCAAGCTGATTGATAAAGCCACCATCGGGTGGCTTTTTAATTTATGGGGTAGACAAGTGAAGATTATTGGATACTTAGCGATTGTAATAGGGGTGATCTTTGCTGTATCGGCGCTATTTATGGATGAGACAGTAGCGACAAGCGGTGGCTATAGGGTTAACAATCTTGGATTAATGTCATCGCGCCAAAATTACATGATATTTGGAGGTTTCGTAGCCATCGCAGGTATCATTATTGCTCTGGTGGGAGATAAGCTAAAAGCGTCCGGAACTTCAGTCAAATGCCCTTACTGCGCAGAATTAATAAATTCCGAAGCGGTGAAGTGCAAGCATTGCGGGAGTGATGTAACTCCTTCGAAGATAATAGCTAACACTGACAATACTGGAGCTAGTGATAGGCTGGCTGATGTCAATGTAAAGTTAATCGCTGGAATTGCAATTACTGTCTTTGCGGTGATTATCGTAGCAATAATGTTTTACCGCCAATGAAGTAAAGACCCGACAGTTTCAAAAAGTTCCAACCTCGCTTTGGCGGGGTTTTTTATTGCCCGGAGAAAAGCACGTGACAGAACAAACCTCCCGCCTGGCCATTATTATTGACAGCTCTGGGGCAGAAAAGCAGGCTGACAATCTCGCAACTGCACTTGTAAAAATGACGCAGGCAGGTGAACGTGCTGCCACCAGTGCAGGGAAAGTGACAAAGGCCACTGATGAAGAAAAACAGTCCCTTTCTGAACTTTTAGATCGTATCGACCCGGTAAACGCCGCCCTGAACAAACTGGATAAACAACAGCAGGATCTTGCGAAATTCAAATCCAAGGGGATGGTAGATACCGATACATTCGATCTTTATTCAAAGAAAATCGAGGAAACACGAAACAGACTAACAGGATTTCGCGACGACCTTGGTAAAACCGGCCAATCCGCCGCCCAGACTGCCTATGCCATGCGCATGATCCCGGCTCAGATGACAGATATTGTTGTCGGCTTATCCACCGGTCAGTCTCCGTTTATGGTGCTGATGCAGCAGGGCGGGCAGTTGAAAGATATGTTCGGGGGTATTATTCCTGCAATTAAAGGTGTATCCACCTACGTCATGGGGTTGGTAAATCCATTTACAGTAGCTGCGGGGGCAGTTGGTCTTCTCACTTATGCTGTTTATCAAAATCGGCTGGACATTGAAGCGGCAACAAAAATTGCTACAGAGTCGCTTGGCACTAACGGTGATGCTGCCGAGCGTCTTGCACTTAATATGGTTGCGATATCCGATAAGACGGGGCTGGCGATCGAAGACGTCGGCAATATGTTTATCACTACGAATGACGGTGCCAGCGAGGCAGTAAATAAATTAATTGATGTGGGGTTTAGTTACGATGAAGCACGACAAAAAGTCTCACAATATAAAGATTCGGCTAATTTTACGGCTCTGAATGCAGATATTGATATGCATCGTCGAGAGATCCTGAAAATAGGCGACTCATGGACGGCTGCGGCTATAAAGGTCAAAAATTATTACACAGCAGCCGACAAAGGTAAGCAGAATGTTGCCCTTGGTGGTGCAATAGACCCCGCAATGAGATTTATCGGCCAGGCTATCGACCTGCAATCAACGATGAATGTTTTGACCATTCAGGGTAATAAAGCTGTTGCAGAGTCTGTTGACTGGATTAATAAGGAGTATCTGGCGGCAGACAGAGTTGCCGGTGCAGAAGCTCGGTTAAAGGAGGCAAGAGAGCAGTCCAGAAAAATTGCTTTCTCAGCAAATAAAGAAGCCATCGAACAGGCAAATGCGCTAATTGCTGTACGAGAAAAGGAACTTGAGCAGGCTAAAAAGGCTGGACAGCCTAAGACCCACAAAGGAAAAGCCTATACAGAGGACGCGGCAACCCGGCTGCTTGATCAAATAAACCAGCAGACAGCTGCCTTGCAGTCACAACTGGATGCCAGTGACAAGCTTAACAGCGCAACCCAGGCACGTGTTAAGTTCGAACAGCAAATTACTGACCTCAAGTCTAAAACGCAGCTCACCGCTGACCAGAAATCGATCCTTTCCCGTTCAGATGAAATCCTCCAGGCGTATAAGCAGCAGGAGGCACTGCAAAACTCCGTAAAAACCCTGGACGATTACCGGAAAATGCAGGAACAGGTAAAGACGAAGGATGAGCGGACCAACGATCTGCTTAAAACCCGTCTTGAACTTCTGGAGAAGGCCAAAGCAACCGGGCAACTAAAGCCCGGTGAATATGAAAAAACACGGGCAGATATTTATCAAAATACCGATATGCAACTGCCCTCGACGGTTCGTAATGTTGTAGGAAACCTGACACCCACAGGAGGGCGACTCTCTGGAACTTTTGAGGGGATGCAGGGGCAAATCAATGAATATGACCAGGCGCAGCAGGAGCTCCAGCGCTGGCTGGCAGCTCAGGAGGAAGCTTATGCGAAGGCCGGCGAAATAACTGCCGAGGGTGAGGCCAGAATGACGTCGATTCGTCAGCGTGCAGCGGATGCAAATCAGGTCATCGAGGCTCAGAAAAACACCATCATATCTGCGGCCACGCAGTCCTTGTTTGACAGTACCGCCGACATAATGCGAACGGGGTTTGGTGAGCAATCGGTAATCTACAAGGTTGCTTTTGCTGCGAGCAAGGCATTCGCTATCGCGGACTCAATGGTGAAAATCCAGCAGGCTATAGCAAGCGGTGCAGTTAGCGCGCCTTATCCGGCCAACATCATCGCTATGGCCTCAATCGCTGCGCAGACCGCCAGTATCGTCTCAAATATCCAGGCTGTTTCAGGAGTTGGCTTCGCCTCCGGCGGTTACACCGGCCCCGGTGGTAAGTATCAGCCCGCGGGTATTGTTCACAAAGGTGAGTACGTCTTCGACCAGGCGTCAACGAACCGGATCGGCGTGTCTCAGCTTGAGGCACTTCGAAATGGCCAACCGCTTGATGCAACTCTGGGGCGTACAGGGTTTGGTACTGGTGTCCAGAACGTTAACAGCGACAACAGCAGCAAGACCACCATCCATGCTCCTATTGAGCAGCATTTCCATACGCCGCCCGGTGTGACACCTGATCAGATGGCTCTCTCCATGGCTCAAACGCAGAAGCGGGCGACAACGGAAGCCCTGGATCAGGTTGCTGCGCAATTGTTGAGAGGAGATGGGAAAGTTGGTAAGGCAATGCGCAGTAAATATCCAGGCAGAGGGTTAGAGTGATGACTGATATCTACTACCCGCATGACAGTCTTCCGATGCCATTACAGGAAGGATACGGATTCCAGCCTGTAAGCCCGTTAAAACGTACCCAGTTAATCACCGGCCGCGCGCGGCAAAGGCGAGCTTATACGTCCACGCCGACGCAGGCCAGCATCACCTGGTTTATGGAAACCGATGCGCAGGGGCTGGCGTTTGAGTCCTGGTTCCGTGATGCGTTATCTGACGGGGCTGCATGGTTCATGATGAAGCTGCAGACGCCGGCAGGCATTAAGTTTTACAAATGCCGCTTCACAGATATTTATCAGGGACCGGTGCTGGTGGCCCCGATTTACTGGAAGTACACGGCGACGCTTGAATTATGGGAACGCCCCCTTGCTCCTGCCCCATGGGGTCATTACCCGGAATGGATCGTCGGCAGCTCACTGCTGGATATTGCGCTGAATAAGGAGTGGCCGAAGCATGACGCAGATTAAACGCCTCTACGCCAGCAGCGGCCCGGAGATGATCATTGAAACGCTGCAGATCACCATTGGTTCTGACGTCCATTATCTGTGCCAGGGTTACGAGAACATCACGGCAACGACGGAGAACGGCGATACCGTAACGTTTACCGCCTGTGCGATAGACATTGCGCTGCCGGCGCGCAATGCGGACGGCACGCAGGACCTCAAATTTGCCTTGTGCAATATCGATGGTGTTGTGTCCAAGGCGATCCGCTATGCGCTGGCTAACCGTCTGTCTGCATTGCTGACGTACCGGCGTTATATCTCCACGGATTTAGCGGCCCCTGCGGAAGTGCCGTATACGCTGAAAATCAAGTCGGGCTCCTGGACGGCGACAGAGGTGCAGATCACTGCGGGCTACATGAATATCCTCGATACCGCCTGGCCGCGATACCGCTACACGCTCCCTGTATTCCCCGGACTGCGTTATATCAGCTAAGGAATCCCAATGTTTAACCCTGATAAATACCGTTCAGTCACCTGGCTGAAGGGCGGGCGCGTATACCCGCAGCTCGACTGCTTCGGCATTGTGAACGAGATACGCCGCGACCTGAATTTACCCGTCTGGCCCGATTTTGCAGGGGTCACCAAAGACGACGGCGGCCTCGATCGGGAAGCGCGCCGGATGATGCTTACCCTTGAGCGCTGCGAACCCTGCGAAGGGGCTGGCGTGGCCTGCTATTCCGGGTCGACCGTCACCCATGTGGGGATCGTGGTCAGTATCGGTGGCCTGCTGCATGTGGCGGAATGTAATCCGGGAACGAACGTCACCTTCCTGTCGTTGCCGCGGTTTAAGCGGCGCTTTGTTCGCGTGGAGTTCTGGCAATGACCATTCGTTTTTACCCGTCCCGGCTTCCCGGTGAACCACTCGAAACGCATGAGCATGGTGTAACCAGTATTCGCAAGTGGCTGGTGGCAAATGTTGAAGGTTACGAGGATCGGGATGTTCCACCGCTGACCGTTGAGGTTGAGGGTCAGTCAATTCCGCCAGGTGAGTGGGCTACTTGCGTGATCCACCCTGATAGTGATGTTCGGCTTTATCCGGTGCCTTTCGGGCTTGAGGCCGCTACGATTGCCTGGATAGGAGTGGGAATCGCCGTCGCATCTGCGGCTTATTCATTGTTCATGATGAGTAACATTGATGCCGGCGGCTACACGTCATCTACAGGGCGAAGCCTCGATCTGAACCCCGCTAAAGCAAACAGCGCGAAACTGGGTGATGCGATTCGTGAAGTTTTTGGGCGCGTGCGTATTTATCCGGATTATGTCGTGCAGCCGGTTACCCGGTTTGATGCCGCCGATCCAACGAAAATGCGCGTCCAGATGCTGCTGTGTCTCGGTGTCGGTGATCTGATTTATACCAATGGCGATATCAGGGTTGGCAGTACGCCAGCTTCAACGCTACCGGGATTCAGCAGCACCCATTACCCGCCAGGCGCGGACGTTTCCGGTGATGAGCGCAGCGAAAACTGGGTCAACTCCACCGAAGTGGGCGGGACGTCATCCGGCACCGGGCTGGATATGGCCCAGACGTCGCCGGACGCAGACGACATTATCGCAGACAGCATGACCGTCTCCGGTTCGAGCGTAACGTTTACCGGGCTGGATACGGATGATGATGACGATAATGACGAGAACGATAACGCGCTGCCGCCCAGCTGGGTCGCTGGCGCCGTGGTCGAACTGAAAGCCCCGGCTAACTACCAGATCACTTCGGCGGCCGGATACAGCGTTATCGCCAGCCCGCTGCTGACGGAGATCGCGCCGGTGGTTGGTGTGCCGGTGACGCTGGGGTTTAACTCTGTCGATTACGATCTGTTTATCGCGTCATATACCCCCGGTCAGGCTGCAGTGCCCGGCACCGGGGGAAGTGCGGCAAAACTCCAGGCCAGTGCGGCCCCGACCACCTACGATTTTTCGACCAGCTCCAGCACGTTCACGATCACCTGGCAGGGGGTTACCTACCCGGTGTCGCTGGTGGCTAACTATGTCTCGATGTCGGGACTGCTGGCGGCCATCACCGAGGGACTCACTGGCTCCGGCCTGGTTGCGCAGGACAACGGCGGCACCGTACTAATAACCGAGTCGGCCAGTCCGTTCGCGGGTGGGGCGATCACGTCCTCTTCACTGCCTGCAGCTGTTTTCGGTGATGCCCCGGTTTACACCTCCGGCACGGCATCAACCGGCGGCAGCCCGGCGGTAACGGCAAATGTGACACTCGCCTATAACAGCGCCACGGGTACCGCATTCTCCGGGATGCCGGAGGGTGTGCAACGGCTTTCACTTGCCCACCGTGGCAACGAATACCGCATTGTCTCGGCTGACGGCACGACGGCGACGGTGGCACGCCTGGTTAACGGTGCCGTTGATGAGTCATGGCCGGGATTCACCGCCAGGACGATGATCGACTATGAGGCTACTGGTCTTAACGACACGCTGAGCTGGCTGGGGCCGTTCCTCGTATGCCCTGAAAATGAAGTAGTGGATGCGTTCGAGGTGAATTTCTCATTCCCGAACGGCATCTGTGGCTTTGACAGCAAGGGGAAAAAGCGGCTTCGGCATGTTGAGTGGGAGATTCAGTATCGCGTCTACGGTTCCGGATCGGGGTGGGTGAGTCACCAGGGCGAGTATGCGCTTAAAAACGTCAACGGGCTGGGATTCACTGAGCGGATTACCCTCAGTTCTCCGGGGCTGGTGGAAGTTCGCTGTCGCCGGCGCAATGAGCAGGGCTCAAACAACGCCAGGGATTCGATGTACTGGCAGGCACTGCGCGGGCGACTGCTGACGCGCCCTTCATCCTATCCCGGCGTGTCGCTGATGGCGGTGACCGTTGAGACGGGCGGGAAGCTGGCGGCGCAGTCGGACCGCCGCGTAAACGTTGTGGCCACGCGGGCCTACGACTCAGGAACGGCCAGAACCATTTCTGGGGCGCTGTTGCATGTCGCGAACTCGCTGGGGCTGGAAATGGATGTCGACACCATCAACGCGCTGGAGTCCGCGTACTGGACGCCACGGGGCGAAAATTTCGATTTCGCCACGGGCGACAGTATCTCAGCGCTGGAAATGCTGCAGAAGATAGCCAATGCCGGGAAGTCCCGCTTCCTGTTGAGCGATGGCCTGGCGACGGTAAACAGGGAAGGGATTAAGCCCTGGACTGGCGTGATCACTCCGCATGAGATGGTGGAGGAGCTGCAGAGCGGATTTACCGTACCGTCCGACGATGATTTTGATGGTGTCGACGTGACGTACATCAACGGGACTACCTGGGCAGAGGAGACCGTTAAATGCCGGACGCCGGACAATCCCACGCCGGTGAAAATCGAGAACTACAAACTTGATGGGGTACTGACTCAGGACCACGCCTATCAGATCGGCATGCGTCGCCTGATGAAATACCTGCAGCAGCGGGTGACGTTCCAGACCACTACCGAGCTGGACGCGCTGTGCTACAACACGGGCGATCGCATAGTGCTGACGGATGATATTCCGGGTAACAACACGATTTCCTGTCTGGTGGAGGCGATGACAACGGCTGGTGGCCTGACAACGTTCACCGTTACGGAGCCGCTGGACTGGTCTTTCGAAAATCCCCGCGCGCTGATCCGCTATCAGGATGGCTCTGCATCCGGGCTGATGGTGGCGAGCAGGGTGGGCGATTTTCAGCTGTCAGTCCCGCACCTGAGCGAGTTTGATGACCCGATGAAGGTTGACTTGTCATCGGCAACCATCGAGCCGATCCGCCTGGTGTTCTGCGGCTCAACGCGCCACGTCTACGACGCCATTGTAGAGGAGATCGCGCCGCAGTCTGACGGCACCTGTCAGGTCACCGCAAAAGAATACCTCGAATCGTTCTACCAGTACGACGACGCCACATACCCCGGCGACGCTGCTTAATACCAAAAAAATCCCTTTCAACTTTTCTTTCGCTCAAACCCTCGTTTGGGCGAACGCCTTTTTTGGAGCAAAAAAAATGGCCTTTAACCCGGAGCTGGGGAGCACGTCTCCCGCTGTGTTGCTCGATAACGCCGAGCGCCTGGATAAGCTGGTCAATGGGCCAGCG